GTGCGCCAGGTGAAGCGCATCATTCCCAAGCTGGTCGCCGCCGGCGATCTGGAGGTGCGGCGCGGCGGCGGCCGCGGCAACCTGAGCATCTATCGCGTGCTGGTGGAGCTCGAAAACGGTGACGCAGCTGTGACACCTTTTCCCGCGGAAAGGGTGACAGATCAGCAAGGAAAGGGTGACACCGTGACACCCTTTGGCGCCGGAAAGGGTGACAGATCAGCGCGAAAGGGTGACACCGATGCACCCGAAAAGGTGACAGATCAGCGCGAAAGGGTGACAAATCGGCCACTAAAGGGTGACAAATCGGTATACGTAGAACCAACTACAGGAACAGTAGTACAGAACCAACAGCATGATGATCGCGCGCGCGCGAACCGATCATCATCATCAACCACGCCCGAAACGGTGACATGCGGCGGTGATGATGATGATCAGCCCTCGCCCGATAGCGTGGCGGTGCGCCTGTTGCAGAAAGCCGCCGCCGGCGACGGCCGCCCGCCGGCCGCGGCGCGCCCGACGGTGGCCACGCGCAGCGAAATGCTCTGCGGCTACAGCGATGCGGAGCTGCGCGCGGCCGCCTACGAGCTGGGCGCCGCGCTGGGGCTGCACGTGGAGTGGACGGATTACGGCGGCTGGCTGCACAAGGCGCCGCCGGCGCGCCTGGCGAGCCTGCTGGAGTGGCTGCAGCACTACAGCGATCTCTCGCTGGAGCAGATGGAGCAGATCGATTCGCTGACCGGCGTGCTCCGGGCGCACCTGGCGCGCGACGAACGCGCGCCCCTCTCTGGGCAGCAGCGGGAACACCTGGCGCGGCAGATCAACCGCTCGCTGACGGTGGTGCAGCTGGTGGCGGCGCGCGGCTGGGTCTCTCCAGAGCCGCCGGCGCCCAGAGCGGCAACCCCGCCGCCAGCTCCAGCTCCAGCTCCAGCTCCAGCTCCAGCTCCAGCTCCAGCTCCAGCTCCAGCTGCCGCAGAGCCGCCGGAGGCGCCCACGCGCCGCCTGCAGGTGCAGGCGCTGCTGGAGCAGGCGCGCGAGCTGCGCATGGCGCACCTCCTCTCCGCCTTCTCTGCGCAGGACATTCTCGCGCTCATTCAACGGGCCGGCTTTGACACGGTGTGGCGCTGCCTGAACTCCGATTCAGCGCGGCGGCTGGAGACGTCCAAGGGCTTTGAACGATTCGTGCTCCTTCAACGCGAGATCGAGGTGGTGAGATGACGAAGAGCGCAGCGGTTGGGCTGTTCAGCATGAGCGACAGTGTGGAGGACGCGCCAACGGTCCTGCGCGCCCTGGCGGCCTTCGCGGGTGAGATGAAGCGGGCCGGCGTCGAAGTTGAGATCTCGGTAACGTTGCGCGCGCCGGCGCCGCTGCCGCTGCCGCTGCGCTACGGGCCGCCGCACATCGTGGGCGGGACGCCGGCGCCGTGGCGCAACGGCAAGGGCCACAGCGAGGGGCTGGCGTGGCTGGAGGAGGAGCTGCCGCCGGCGGCAGCTGCGGCCGCAGCGGAGCACTTTGTGGAAACGCACGTGCAGCGCGTGGTGGACGAGCCCGACGCGCAGGACGCCGAAGACGGGCTGATCGAAGGCGAGTGCGTTGACGGTGAGCCGTCGCCCAGGCTGACCTATGAGGCGGTGGAGCGCAAGCAAGGGTGGGCGCGGGTGGCTGCGCTCCGCCGCCTGGCGGCCCAGGCGGCCGAACCGGCGCCGGCCGAAGGACTCCAGCCGGAGGAGACGCAGGAGTGCGACGCTGTGCCGGCTGCCGCGCCTGAGCCTGCGCCGGCCACTGAGACGATGCATGTGGACCCGGCCGCCTGGCGGCGGTCGATTGTGCGCCAGCTGGACCGTGGCACACTGCGTTACAAGCTGCTGCCGCCGGCGACGCAGGAGGCGCTGATTGTGCACGTGGGCGCGGCGATGGTTGTCAATGGGCGCGCACCCGAAAAGCAGACCTGGAACGAGCACAAGCCGGAATGGGCGCCCACGGCGCATAGCCTGTGCTACTTCGGCGATGGGCGCCCCTGGCCTGACTGGCAGGCGCGCATGATTCGAGCGGCGGGCGAGCCGGCGCAGGGCGCCGAGGTCGAGAATTAAGGGGGGAGCGATGGCCTGGTTGTGGGCAACGCTGGATCAACCGCTGGCGGCGCTGGTGATCTTTGTGGCGCTGGCGGGCACTCTGCACACGGTGATCGTGCTGCTGCTGCTGCGCCAGCAGGCGCGGGTGCGGCGGCTGGGGCGCCTGCGCCGGCCTGGCGGCCCGCTCTGATGCCGTGGGCAGCGCAGCGACCTTGCGCAACGCCAGGCTGCGGCGCGCTGGTCAATCGGGGGCAGCACTATTGCGCCGCATGCTCGCGCAACAGGCGCGCCGCATGGGACGCCGATCGACCATCGCCGTCGCGGCGTGGCTATGATCAAAGATGGCGGCGGACTCGCCTGGCGATTTTACGGGGGGAACCCTTGTGCCGGGCGTGCTCCGCCGCCGGCCGCGTGGTGGCGGCGTCGGAGGTGGATCACATTGTGCCGCTGGCGGCCGGCGGGACGAACGAGCCCGGCAACCTGCAACCGCTCTGCCACGCGTGCCACTCGCGCAAGACGATGCGCGAGAGTGTGGCGCCGGCCGGCGGCGCGGCCAGGGGGCAGGGGGGGCGAAATTCTGTGTCGGCTGCGCGCAGTACCGGCGCCGCAGCAACACGCGCACAGCCGCGAAATGGGAGTAGGGGGGTTCAGGATGGCGGGGCGGCGGGCGATTCCGACGGCGATGAAGGAGCTGGCGGGGAATCCGGGGAAGCGGCGGCTGAATGAGCATGAGCCGCAGCCCAGACGCGACGCGCCCAGGATGCCGGCGCACCTGGAGCCGGCGGCGCGGCGGGAGTGGCGGCGGCTGGTGCGGATTCTGGAGCCGATGGGGGTGCTGACGGAGGCGGAGGCGGACCTGCTGGCGCTCTATGCGAGCACGTATGCGCGGTGGGTGGAGGCGAGCCGGCTGCTGCAGGAGGACGGGCTGATTGTGCTTTCGGGGAATGGGACGCCGATGCGGAACCCGCTGCTGCCGCTGATTGAGCAGTGCACCAGGACGATGACGCGGTGCATGGGCGAGCTGGGGCTGACGCCGGCGGCGCGGGCGCGCCTGGTGGCGCCGGCGGCGGCGGTGGATGAGCTGGAGGAGCTGCTGCGTGAGTGAGTACTTCGCGCGCTCGGGTGCGCCGGCGGGGGCGTGGTTTGACGGGGCGGCTGCGGACCGGGCGTGCCGGTTTATTGAGACGGCGTGTGTGCAGAGCCAAGGGGAGTGGGCAGGGCGGCCGCTGCAGCTGGCGCCCTGGCAGCGGACGATCGTGCGCGATGTGTTTGGGTGGAAGCGCGCCGACGGCAGCCGCCAGTTTCGGACGGTGTATGTGGAGGTGCCGCGGAAGAACGGGAAGAGCACGCTGTGCAGTGCGCTGGCGCTTTACCTGCTGGTGGGGGACGGGGAGCCGGGGGCGCGGGTCTATTCGGCGGCTGCGGACCGGGCGCAGGCGGAATTGGTCTTTGGGGAGGCGCGGGCGATGGTGGAGCAGTCGCCGGCGCTGGCGCGGCGGGTGCAGGCGTACCGCTATGCGCTGGTGGAGCAGCGGCGGCGGGGCTCTTACAAGGTTCTGAGTGCGGAGGCGTATACGAAGCATGGGCTGAATGCGAGCGGGATCATTTTTGATGAGCTGCATGCGCAGCCGAACCGGGAGCTGTATGACGTGCTGCGGACCTCCACCGGGGCCAGGCGGCAGCCGCTGATGGTGATGATTACCACGGCCGGCTGGGACCGCACGAGCCTGTGCTGGGAGCAGCACGAGCGCAGCCGGCGCACGATTGCGGAGCCGCTGGTGGAGCCTGAGCATTACGGGGTGATCTGGGCGGCGGAGGAGGGGGACGACTGGCGGGAGCCGGCGACGTGGGCGAAGGCGAATCCGAACCTTGGAATCAGCCTGCGCGAGGAGTACCTGGCGGGGCTGGCGCGGGAGGCGCAGAGCACGCCGGGGATGGTGAACGGCTTTCTGCGGCTGCACCTGGACCTGTGGACGGCGAGTGAGACGCGTTGGCTGGATATGGGGCTTTGGGACGGATGCGCAGAGACGGAGGCCGTGGAGCTGGCCGGCCGGGAGTGCTGGGCGGGGCTGGACCTGGCGAGTACGAGTGACATGGCGGCGCTGGCGCTGGTCTTTGCGCCGGTGGAGGCGGGGGAGCCGTGGCGGGTGCGGCTGCGCTACTGGATTCCGGCGGCGAACCTGCAGCGGCGGGTGGAGCAGACGGGGACGCCCTATGATGTGTGGGCGCGGGCGGGGCTGGTGACACCCACGCCGGGCAACG